AGGAAGAGCCGAAGGAGGAGCCGAAGGAAGAGCCGAAGGCGGACGAGCCGAAGGAAGAGCCGAAGGAAGAACCGAAGGAAGAGCCGAAGGCGGAAGAACCGAAGGAAGAACCGAAGGCGGACGAGCCGAAGGAAGAACCGAAGGCGGACGAGCCGAAGGAAGAGCCGAAGGTTGAGAAGACCGATTAAAATGCAATTAAAATGCAATTAAAATGTAATTAAAATGCAATAAAATGAAACTGGTTAAAACAAATTAAGACTATCATAAGGTAAGTGTTTGTTATAAAATGCGAACAAACGGTTACAATATGAAAATATATGCAGAGTAAATTTACTTGTGGATAAATCCGCCGGTAGTCAAAATATCACGCGCTTCTTTTGGCAGAGCAGAAAGAGCGATGCTCACGAGGAAATCTATGTTATGCTGAACTATTCGCATGAGAGCAAAGAAGAACCACAACATAATCATAATATTAATGCCGGGTAGGTATTCGGATTCGGTGAGGCGATTGTCTAAATCAACCTTAATACCGAATGTTTTTTCTAATAAATCGCCTTTAATGGCGTTTGTTGCTGCGATTTCGAACATAAACGCAAAAACAACTGTAACAAAAGCAGCTGCAACGAGAGTTAGAGCGAGGGTAACGGGAGTTTTTAAATCTACCATCCTTGTTTATTAATATTAAACAATATTTTTTTTTAAATTTTTGTTATTTTAATTTTTGTTATTTTTAATTTTTGGAGTTTTGTTATTAATTTTATTAACCTTAACTGGATTTTTAGAAATCATACTGGATTCTTTCTTTTTTTTTTGCGAATTATCGGTTAAATTTTTCTTATTGAAATTCCACAATTCTGGACTTCCAATTTTAAAATTTCTCGATGGTTTCGCCCTGTACCAAAATACACAATCTTCGATGTGAGTGCTCTTCGATGTATTGTCTAGAACCATGGCGTCCCAGCCTTCTGTACAAGAGTTCATTACTTGTCTAAATTGGTCGAAAGTTGGAAAGATACCAAAATAGTGTTGCCACAATTTTTTTTGATTATCGACAATATTTTCTCTTAGACAGAAAACGTAGTCTATATTAGTTCTTAAATCTGGGCCGATGCCCATACAATACTGCATAGTTAGCAAGAACATTAATTTCCAATGTCTTCCGTTCATAAAAATCTCTGTAATATTTTTGTCTTTCATTACCTTTTTGTCGTACATCATATCGTCGAGTAATAAGAAAGCGTGCGATTTGTCTGGGTTATTTGCGACAGCTTCTTTTTGTCGAAATACAATGTTTTCAATAATATTTGCGTCAAAACGGCTGTGTATAAAAATGGGAGGCACGAAATTTTCGTAGTAATGATTGCCTTCTTCAGTTGCGCTGATCACGCAACCTATTGGTATTTTTCTGACGTGATATAATATGTCGCTGACAAGTGTGGATTTACCAGTTCCCCTTTTTCCTATAAAAACACACGTAGGAGGTCCAGCGTTAAGGCGTCTTTTTTCTATGACTGAGGGGTCGAATTTTGTTATTTCGATTTCTGTCGACATTTATAATAAGCAACTAATAATATTTAAATCAAGTTGCCGCAGCAATTTCGTTACTAACTTCGTTTGTGGTTCCGGAATTCCAAAAAGGTTGTTCGAGAACGCGAGGAGCTTTTGCATCATCGCTCACGCGAACCGTTCCGAATTTGGCTTCTGTATTTATGGGATCTTTTCCAATTTCTTTGGCAACATCTGGCGTCTTGAAAAGACCAAAGTTATTTTCTCCCTGTTTATGGGCTGTGTAAGTTTTGTAAGCAAACCACGCAAGGAACCCGAAACCTGCGATTCTAAGATAAAACTTAGTTGTTTCGTCTAGTTTTTTTGTATCGTCAGCTCTAGGATCGAGGTAATAAACCCATATCAAAATGAGAATACCTAAAGCTAGCGTTCCGAGAGATTCGTCCATTTGGTTATTATATACGAAAATATTTAAACCGTATCGCTAACCGCGCTAATTATCGGACCGGTCGGTATCGGAATCGCTGTTGTCGCCAAGCCACCTTGTTTTTTCGCTTTCTTGAGCTTCAAAGTCTTGAGTTTTTTCTGGAAGTCCTATAGATTCCGAGGGGTTTCCTGCGGGCTTATAAATGGGCGATACAGGCGACGAGGTGTTGTTATGGTGAGGCTCGTCGTAGGCTGGCGCGGTTCCATTTTCGTCAAAGCGTGGTCTGTTAATTTCGGGGGGCTTACCGAAGTTGCTGATTCCTTCTGGGAGTTCTTGTGGCGGCATTTCGCGACTTTGTTCGGGTAATCTATTTTCTTGTTGATCGTGTGGTGAGCTTTTGACGGAAATGTGTTTTGTGGTATCCTCATCGTCGTCGGAATCGTTGTAGAAGGGGTCTTTAATATCGGGGCCGGAGGAATCGGAGTCGACGGCGTCTGATTCTTTGCTGGCGACGGATGCGTCGTCGGGGTCTTCTTTTTTGGCGGAAGTTTTACCGGTTTCGGACAAATATTCTTTGAGTATGTCTTGTATGGGTAGCATTTCGCGAATGGCTTCTTGAATACTTTCCCCTATAAGTTCTTGTTTTTTTCTGATATTTTCTCTTTTTTCTCCGTATGAAATTTTGTGCCAAAAGAGCAGCGGATCTCCGTAGATGTTTTCGGCGCATTGGATCAGAACTTTGTGAATGAAAGAGTCGCGAGTTGGGATTTTAATGTGTATGTCTTTCTTGTCGTCTGTGTCGAGACGTACGCAAGATAATATCTGTATGTTTGAAACGAACACGGCTGCAACGTGGTCCATAAGAGAAGGGTAGCCGCTTATTATTTTTTTGCATTCGCGTTCGACGCTGATGCTGTTCCAGTGGGGTATTTTTTGCAGTTCGAGTTGGAAATTGACGAGGATGTAGTCGGATTTTTCTTCGTCGGTGGTGTTCTGGGCTTTTTCGTATATTTTGTTAAATATTTCGAGAATGTCGGGTGTTATGGACTGTACTAACTGGTATGTGTATTCGTCACGAGCAGCGGTCCATTCTCTCGAGTCTGGCATAGTTATTATTAATAAACAATAGTAAAATGGGGTGTCGCGGAACGCATTTAAAAATGTTGGTAATTAGTAAAACGATGACAAAAAAAAAGGTAAAATTTGATTTCAAAAAATTATCAAAGATTTACGAGCTATTGCATAAAAAGCACGAATGCGCGGGAACACTAGTCGTTAAAAATAACGAAATGGTAGGATACACGATAAGCAACGGAGATACGGATTCCGTTCACACTCCTTTATCATCTTGGAATTGGCATTCCCACCCTTTATTTTTATATCAGAGAGAGGGTGTTTGTTGGGGGTGGCCCTCGGGAGAGGATCTAAGAGAAGTGGTGTTTTTTGGTTTAGGAGGCAACAGAGCGCACTTTGTTTTTGCGCTGGAAGGAGTTTACGTTTTGAATACGACACCTTGCTTTAAAAAGTGGATGAAAAAAATAATTACAAACCCATGGGACAGAGGATTGATAATTAGCTTTTTAGAGCTCGTATTTAAAAGCACGCACAATCTAAGAACAAATAGTTACAACGAAAAGTACCCCCTACATCCAGAGGATTGGGTAATGATGGTGCAGCGTTTGCGTATAGGGTTTTTATTCGACAAAAAACAAAAAACCAAAAATAAAGATCCTTGCGGCAAGCTTACGTGCAGAAAAATAACAACTCACGACGGCGGTAACAAAGCCAGAGAATTGATGCCGTTAGAAAAATACGCGGAACAGTACGAAGGCGACGCGCTTCGAATTTACAAGGTGGGTAAAAACGGGTCTATAAACGGAACCCGGAACGTGTCTATAAAACACGGGTTAAAACGCCTTGAAGAATTGGGGCAGAGTTTTTCCGAATCTTGTCCCAATTCTCGCATATACAATGCGCGATATTATTCGAATGGTCGCGGTAAATCGAGATTTGACGCGTTGAAGCCTTCCGAGAAGGTAGAGATATATCCAAAGATAGATAAGATAAGGCCTCCGCGGGACGTTAAAGTTATGGGTTTTGTTTAATTAACGGAATACCAATTTTTTGCGGGATGGGCGACTAGTACTTTATCGTGGTTGAAAGCGTTTAATTTATCTTTGATGTTTTTGCGATTGGTGTAAATTGGTCTAGGAGACAACACGGATTTTAATTCGTTTTTCGGGACTATTTTTATTTTTAAGTTATTTTTTCTGGCTAGAGATGGAATAAGCATCTCGTGGAATATTAAGCGTTTATGCTGTTGTTGGAAAGCGTTGATTAGATCTACGTGTTTTTTGGAAAGTCTCGTGAAGACGTTTAGAGAGCCGGATAAGTGTTTGTCTGAGAAGTATTTTACATTATTAAGGGTTTTCTTGATATGAGAGTCGAACCAGTATCTATTTATTTTGCTGCTCGTGAATCTGTCAAAGTTGTGCCAGGCGAAAATCAAATAGTCGTCGTTGTATTTTGCGTCTATTTTTTGGTTAATGTTTTGTTCGGAAATGAACACGTCATCTTCAATGAACCAATAATAATCGTGATTATTGTTTTTTGACAAGTGATAAAATGCTTTATCCCAGCTCGTGTGCTTTATCTTGCTGTGCATTCCGTAAAATTCGGGGTGGTTTTCGTAATGGAATATATTACTTCTTTTGATTAAGGGCTTTTCGTCAGAAATAAAAATGACGTTTTGGTTCGGAAAAAGACGCATATAAGTATCGTAGAGGTTTTGATTAGTTTTTTTGCAAAGAATAATAATCTGAACGTTTTTGCGACTATTCGCAAATTGCTCTCTTTTGTTTGAAAATATAACAGCGAAAAGTATCGCTATTACAATGATAATTACTTTAGTTTTCTTATTCATATTAATAATACCTTAGATTTTTCTATCTAAGGTCTTAATAATTTTTAAACGCCGTCCAATATGTTGCCATCCGCTTTACATCTATTACGGGAATCCTGCAAAAACGAAATATTATACCCTTTAGCCATGTTCATACCCGTTCTGGGATCGCTGTAATTCTCCACCATCTTTGTGTCCCGCACGGTATTATTACCTTGCTTCCACTCGTTCTGCATTCTAGCCGTATTCGCCTGAGGCCTGTCCTTCGTCTCCGCGTCAGAACGAAGATCGTTGAGCTTAAACGTTCCAACTCTCGTCTTTACACTGCCCAAAATATTCGCAGGCGTCTTGTGCGGTCTATCTCCCACGAGAGTTCCAGCTCTAAGGTTGCTTCTTTCCCCTTCGTCCTTCTGGAACAATTGTATTTTTGGAACGTGCATTCCGCCGTGATTGATGTTATCCGAATTGGCCGAAGCTCTGTGAGTTTTCACGTCCATTTCTCCTATACTGCCCTGGTGCCCCATATTTCCGCGGGCGCCGTACTGCAAAAATTCCGTTTGAGAACTCGTTTGGAGCTGTCTGTTAGTAGTGTTGGCAGCTTGAGACACTCTCTGCGAAACCATATGAGCTCCGTACTCTCCCGCGGTGTTGGTCACGTTTAGAACGGGCAATTGTCTGTTATCGGTATAAGTGTCGTTAACATAGAACCGACCAGGCCCCGAATCGTGTCCCGAAATCATCTGATTTCCCACCATTCCCGTCGGGAGACCCTCACGGGTGTGAAGTTCTCTGTCGTTTTGCATCTTGTAGAGTTTGATGTTGTGCTGCTGAGGATTTTCGCCGCTGTATTTCTCTGTGTGTCTCTTGACTTCTCCGGTTTTAAGACCGGGATAGTGCTCGATTGTATTGGGCGTGGCTTGACCTCTTTGGGTTTCTCCCCTGAGAAGTTGTTGCGTGCCGTATTCGCCGGTTGGTCTGGTTCCGCCTGGGCCCGAGGTAGCTAATTGTTCCCAGTCCCTGGCTCCGCCCTCGTTGCATTTTTTCACGACGAAGCTCTTTCCTTGGTATTTCTGTTGAGCTTCCTGATTGAAGCCTTCGGTTCCCGCCAATACCCCGCCGGCATAAGGCATTTGCCCGGAAGTTTTTCCGCCGCTTTGAGATTTTCCCTTTCGCGGATCGTGATGTTCCATTCCCTCGACGTAAGTTCCGTTTATTTTTCGTTTCGCGTCGTCGATGGGTCTGTAAAAGTCGTGGAAACCTCTGTCGTGGACGTTTTTGGCGGGATCCGTTTCGAGACCAGGCCCGACCCGTATGTGTTCGGTGGGCTTAAGATCGGGTCTGCTGTTGGTAATGTCAACGTATCTGTCTAAATCGGGTCTGGAGAGAGGAGCTCCCCACACGGTATTGTCGACGGTTAGTTCGCCGGGTTTAAATATGGTTGTTTCCGGGTTTCTGGAAGAACGCGGCGGTTTTACGTAGGGATCGTCGCCCGTGTGGTTTCTCATTTGAGTTATGGTGGAAGCGTCGTTGCCGCTTTTCCAGTTTCCGGAAGGAACTCCTGTTCCCACCATATTTTGGGTGTGACGGCCGGAGAAGAAGGGGACGAAGTTGTTGTGGACGAATTCGGCGAGGGATTTGTTTTGGTATCTTGTGGGGTCGGTTACTATTTGTATTTCTTCGCATCTGTTAGGTACGGAAGCGATTATGTTGAGGGCGCGAGCGTAGTCTGGTATTTCTTTTTCTAGACCGGCGTCTTCTATTTGTCTGCAGACGGCTTTAACGTCTGTCAAGGTTCCTTCAGAGAGCATCGTTGATAGTCTAACTTTTAAGAAATCAACCGAACGGGCCACCGTGGGGTCGATTCCTTTAATTTTGGTTGCGGGTTGTTTGATTTCGGTGTCTGTGACCGCGGTATTCGAAGTGAAAGATTCTTGTGCTGGTTTTACGACAGGAATGTTGGAGCCCGTATCGGTTTCGCGTCTGGAATTGAGGTACGCCAAAAGCATTGAAGAAGTAACTACAGTCGCGGATAAAGCGTCCATGATTGTTTTTACTTTGAAACAATATTATTATTTTTAAAACAAAAGAAAAGAATGAAAATTTAGCTGTATAGTTGAGAATTAGCGGGCAAAACCTGCGAAGGATACTTTGGCGTTTTTTGGTCCTTGACAAAATTTCTGGTGTCAAGTCCGCCTCTTTGGGGCGCGTATTTCTCGTTTATCAGATCCCAATCCTGAAGTTTTACGGATGCCATGGTGGTTGCCACAGAAATCGGCTTTACCTCGCAGCATATGCGGTTGTAAGATTTTTCAGTTAAATGGGTATCGCTAGGAGTGCGGAATAACGTTCGGTCTTCGGATACGTTATTTTGTTTCCCGCCAAAGCTGTAATACGGCTTTATCGAGGTGCCGTTTCTGGAACTTACGGGTTTGAGGCTATCGCTTCGGGTTTGGTATTGAGCGAGGTCGAGATTTCCAGTTGCAATCCTTGCGGTTTCTACGTCTTCGGGTGTTTTTTTGGTTAAAATCTTTCCTAAGTTTCTGAGATTCGAATCTGTCGTTACTTTTTCTGAATTGACACGTAAATTTCTGGTAGATACGTCGGTTTTTGTTCTAAAAGTAACGTCGTTTACGATCCATTTAAAGCTCGAGGCAGACTGCTTTTCAGCTTCAGGTGCGACCGATGGCATTGTTATTAATAATAACATTACATTTTATTTTAAAAAGACTTGTTTAAAGACACTTGTTTAAAGAGACTTGTTTAAAGAGACTTGTTTAAAATAACCTTATTTCTGGTAGATTCACCTCCCTGAACTGCATAAACAGGATTATTACCGACCGCCTTAAAATTTGGAACAGGCTGGCTGTGCCCGTATTTACCAATTCCAAAATCAAAATCCTTAAGGACAACGTGAGACGTACCCGACGATAAATTAGGCTCTATAAAGCTATATCTACCGTAAGTCTTCTCCGTCACTTGCTGCATAGATTTCAAACAACGCACACTTCCCCCAAATCTCAAATCGCTCGCAACTCCGGAAGACTTACGATCCGAATGTTCAGCCGCCAAATACCCGTGAGATACAGGCAATTCGAATGTTGCGGGCAATTCGTTCAATCTGGTAGGCGCTGGATGAGCATTGCAGCAAGAACCTACAGTTTTTTGATTTCCAAAATCAGTGTGCGTAGATGGTTTCATGCGGGGCGCTTCGCTTACAAAATACCGAAGCGGCTTTTGGCCAACGAGTTGGCTTTCTTCAAGACCAATTACGTTCTGTTGATTAATTGTGGTTACTGTTGCCATGTTAAAGATAGCTTAGAAAATTATTCACAAAAAGTTAATTTATCGATGGTTCTGCGGGAATCAGATGCAGCCCGCTTCTTCTGTTTTGACCTTCGTTATTATTTGCAGAACACGCCGTTGTATATACGGAATACGGATTGCCTAAGTGCGCAAAGACGCTCCCCTCCTTACAGTTTTGACCCGGTCCTTGTCCGTACAGACTGTCCGCAAAGTTCGATTGGTCGTCGGCCACCCGATATATAGCCCTTGAGAAATTTGCTCCGTAGAATTCGTCGCTAGGATCCATGGGAATGTTGTGGGTCAGAGCTGCTTCTATTTCCGGGGAGAGAACCAAAGAATCCTGAGCCAGAGATGTGTCATAGTTTCCCTCGGGGTTTTTGTGTCCCCAATCGTCGGTATTCAAGGAGCATCCTAAAACTCTTGCTTTATTCGCGGGGCCTTGAATGGTTGTTGTTTTTGTTGGACCCGTTGTGGGTGGGCTAGAATACGGGGCCGTAGATAGTTCAGGATTTCCGACAGGGTTGTTGTAATCGAGGTCGGTGAAGGGTTCGGTTCTAGTGAGGGTGGTTGTTGTGGTGTTTTTGGTGGGAGGTTCGTTGTTGTTGCATATGGCGGAAAAGAGTATGTAAAAACCCATAATTACGGCAATAAATAAGATTGTTCTCTTTATTGTTGTGAAATCCTTTTTCATTACGGATATTGCTAAAGAGACTAAAATTGATAATTTCGTTAATATGTTTATTTGTTTATTTGTTGATACTCCAACTGGATTAAATTCTAAATTTAACAGTTCATAAACGTTATCTACCCATACTTTATCGGACATTTATAATTAGTCAAGATTAAAAATTAGACTTCAAATATTCTACAGATGTGTCAGAAACTTCCTTATTTCTTAACGTTTCGGAAGTTAAGAGAACTCGTTTTAGCAGATTCTCGTCAAATGCCACATCTATACCCAAATACAAATACCCCAATATCATTAGATTTTGAAGATAAGACCAAATCGCACTTTTAGTCTTATCTGATATGCCCGTACCCCAAAAACTCTGGATAGATTCCAACGTATTAAATGTGCCATCGGAATTGTGCTGCTTCAATTCGTTGCTTATTGCTTCACTTGTAAAAAAAAAACTCTCGTCTGCTTCAAATATCCTATCAGAAAAAAGATGCAAAGAATTCAAATACATTTCCACCGGCATCCTTGGATTTATCTTTTTACCCGCCGAAAATGCATCGTGCAACGTCCACAAATTCTCTTCCTGAGGAATCGCTTTTTTTATCTTAACCATAAACTCATCGTACAAATCATTAAACTGCTGGTGGGGTTGCCGATCTGACATACTACTTGTTTTATTTATAAATATACCATTTTTTTAAGCCTTATTTACCGCAACGATACAACGGTAAGTCCCAAAACGATTTGCCAGTTATTTTTTCGTAATATTGCGGCCTTACCCAGTTTGCTTTTGAGCCCTTCCTCTGTACTCTATATAATTTTTTCTTGGAACTTCCGTCTACATACCACTGTTTCTTTCCGAATCCCCCTGCCCCCCCTTCTTGCCTCGCACGCCTCGCAGCTTGAAGATAAGTAATGCGAGGTGGACTTAATGGGAGGACTTCGGAAGGACTAGCGGGGCGTTGCGGCGGCCGAGGAGGGGGACGTTGCGGCGGCCGAGGAGGGGGACGTTGCGGCGGCCGAGGAGGGGGACGTTGCGGCGG